ACTACCTGATGTAGAGCTTCTGTAAACAACAAGAGGTTCTTGTGCTAATAGACCGCTTGTTACTTTGTCAGACTTTTTAGGTGTCTGACCTAGTACACCGTCTGTTACTTTGTTGTTTTTAGGTTTGTTATAAGATATTTTGCTTGTATCAAAAACAGCATACTGAGTTTCTCCTTCAGCGGTGTGTTTAAATACTTTCTTGCCTGTTACATCTGATGCTTCTTTAATAGCTTCTCTATTGTTATCCCATGCTGACTCAGCTCTAAACAGGTCTTTTGTGTTTGGCTTAGTCTTTATCTTTCCTTGCTCATAGAGTTTATTTACTTCTGACATTGTTAGCGCATTTGACTCATCAAGTTTAGCTTCTTTAACTAAGCTGTTAGCCTTCTCAACCGCAACCTTATCTTCATCTGTATATTTCCATTTTGCCTTGTTCGGGTAGTCTTTACTAAATTTTGGCGCTCTATCTTTGCTAGTTGTGAAGAACATAGCGCCTTTCTCATCAAACCCTTGGTTAGTGCCTGACATGCTTGGGTCTAATTCATCAATTTCTTTATTAGTGCCATGATAAACAGTTACAGGCTTATCTTTACCAACCTGACCTAGTACACCATCGTCAACATTAATATCGTCTAATACGCGTATTTCAACATTATCCTTCTTTTCAAGAATGTTGTTAGCAACCCTATGGTGACCATCTACTAGATAGTATTTACCGTTGTGTTCAACTGCAATAATATCTTCTGTAATGTCTTTTGCACCTTTAACCTTATCTAAGTTAGGGATGGTTACGTTATTTTGCGTTGGCACAATATCAGCAACACTTACAGTCTTGTAAGGAACATCTGACTCTTTGCCTGATTCTATGATTGAATCAATCGACTTTCTTTTATCTTTAGGTATTACACCTTTATCGTTACTAAAGATATTAGCTACAGGAATTTTAGGTGCTGTTGATGGGTTTTGATTCTCAAGTTCTTTAAGACTAATACCTTTCGGCTGTATGTTAATAACCTCTGTTGAGCCTTTCTTTGGGGTATCAATCTGTCCAAGTAGACCTTTATCATCTAACTGACGTAAGATTTTATCAGTAATAACTCCACCTTTGGCACTCATAGTAAGTGAACGATAATCTTGAGGAGTTAAATTTGTTTGGTCTACAGTTCTACCTAAACTCTCAGGTGTTAATAAATCAAAAGCACTAATGTTCTCTTTTATCTTGCCTACAGGGTCTCCTTTAAGCGCTTGAGCATATGAAGGATGATTAGACATATTGCTTCTGTTCATGTCTAACTGTCCAATATTCATAAAACTTGTATCAGGTATATTTAGTTGGTCAACATCACTAACAGCAACTCTTGCTTCAGGCAATGAAATTCCAATCTCTCTAAAGTCTCTATCTAATATCTGTTGTATAGCCTTTCTTTGATTACCTGTGGTATTGTTTAATATCTCAGCTAATTTAGGTGAAGCTAATCCTTTCCATGAAGGTAATATTTCTTTAATGCTTTTGTTTAAGGAAGATTTCTGCGCTCTATTAAGAACAGTATCTGCCATATTAATCATTAACTCAGTAGTCTGATGTGTAAAGTCAATTCCTGTTGGCTTCATAGCATATGGCATGAAAAGTGGGTCTTGACCTGTAGATTCTTTTAAAGCGTTTGCTTTATTTAAAACAGTTGTGTTAGCACCTGGAGCTGATGCCCAAACATTTCCCTGTAAATAGTTTTCAGCATTACGCATGTAATTTTGTCCACCTCTAAGCGGAACGCCTTCGTTTAACTCTATATCATTTACACGAGTTAATACCTTTCCTGCCTCAGACCTATCAGCCATACCTGTTATAAAAGGCTTTCCTTCTAAATCAACGATAGATACATCAGGCACGTCAATTAGATTGTTGTTCGATGTTTCAGTAGTAACATCTTTAATCTTGTCCATCTCATTAACACGGTTGTAACCTGCTGTGTATTGTTGGTCAATATCACGCATGTCTTTAGACTTACCGACAACATTACTCATTCCACCTAATTCAGCAGGGAATAAGCCAGGGTTTGCAACAGCAATATTGTTCATTGCTTCGTTAGCACCACTTTTTTCTAACATATTGCCTAGAGATTTACCTGCTTGACCCGCTAGATATGTTCCACCTGCTGCTAATGCTAATGCGTCAGGACCTCTGTGTAATCCTTCAGCAGTAAACATGTCTTTAAATTGCTGTGTTGTTTGGTTTGCTTGTTCTACTTGTTCGGGATTAGTTATATCACCTGTTGCTTGTTGGTAATATCCTGAGCCAATATCTAATAAGCCACTAGCAATCTTTTCAGGTTGAGCAACTAAATTCATTGCGCCTACAGCGTTTTCAGCAATCCATTTGTCCATGTTAGACACTTGCTCGCCACCTGCTACACCATAATCTGTAGGGTCTGAGCCACTATAAACATCTTGACCGCCTGTTTGCGCACTACCTGCTAAACTTTGGAATGTGCCATTATTAGTATATGGCGCTTCAGGCATTTGTTCTACCTGTTGCTCCAAAGGTTGCATAATCTGCGCTCTTGCTTCAGGTGGTACATTTTGAACGAACGCTGAGAAAGGGTTTAGATTTGATACTGCGCTAGACAATTCGTCAATAAAACTAGACGATTTGTTAACCATAGAGTTCATTAAGCTGTAGAAATCTTCGTCTGTTAGCTTGCGCCCTGAATTTGTTAAATCCATGTGATACCCTAATTATATCAATATGTTCGCTATCTTACCATATCAAGGACAGAATTTGGTGTTACATTAGGCAACAACCCTTCTGTTGAAGCGCCAACATTTTTAGCGTTTCGGTAAGCCTTAATTTGCATAACGTACTGGTCAAATCTTTCTAAGATATATGCTGTCTTTTGTTGACCAAGCTGTGAGCCTGCCTTATCGATAATCATTCTTCTCGTATTAGCAATCATCTCATCTGATACTTTATCAGGGTTAGCATACATTCTCATGTGTTCAGCAATTGCATTATGTGCCATGCTGTTCATAGGATTAAAACCCATGAATCCACCACTAAACTCTTTGTCAATTACACCATGAAAGAACTGATTAAGACCTGTTAGTCCTACATTCACCTCATTGTATGCTTGCTCTAGTGTCTTTACTGAAGGCTCTTGTATCGGCTCTTCTGTAACAGAAGGCGTTGCTACTATCTCTTCAGGCGCAGTTGCTTGTACTACAGGCGCAGGTGCTTGAGGTTGAGGTGTTGGTGTAATATCTTGGAATGTTCCTCTATTATCAGGCACAACAGATTCCTCGTATAAAGGCTTAGGCTGTGCTTGTACTTGAGGCGGTGGAGTAGGTTGTACTACTTCAGGCTCAGGTATGTTATTCCAGTTGTATGTTGAGTCATGAAATATTAACCCTGTCTCAGGGTCTTCCCATGTTTTTCCGCTTAATAGTCCCATATCAATATCTTACCATATTAAACAACGCCACCTAGATTTCTTTTTATAGCTTTACCGTTCCAACTATCAGCAACATTTAGCAGTCCACTAGCGTATGCTTGACCTAGTTGTCTTAGAGCATCAGCAGATTCTGAGTGACCTTCAGCTTTGTCAGGTTTGTTTAACCATCTCTTATCGTTCTCTGACCATCTTCTTCTGTAAGAGCGTAAATGTTCTAGTCCTGCTTGAACACCCTCATCAGTATCATCAAACCAAAACAACGGGAACATATCACGTAGCTGTTGAATACCCCAATTTATCTCTGCAATTCTTGGAACAACTTCAAAGCTATTGCCAGGCAATAAAGCCTCTAACATCTGTCTTGGTGATTTGTTATCAACTTGACCTTGGCGTGAATGGTCAGCATCATGTGGCAAATAGTGAGTATCAAACACAAAGCCTAGACCTTGCAGCCACTTAGTAGCATGACTGTATGGCGTACCCCAAGACTCGTAGAAGTGAATACATCTATACTCATTGCCAACCTTCTGAACAACCCAAATAGCAGTACCATCGCTGTTACCAATATCCCAAAATGTCATACAAGATTGACTATCCAACTTAGGCAGTCTAGTGATACGTCCTTCATCCTTAGCTTTCATTAATTGCTCTTTCAAGTATGAGCCTTCAACATAGTCTAGGTAATCGCCTTCCCATATGTGACTGTAAACCTCAGGTCTGTTTATCTTATCGTTTAGACGCTCTTGTTCTAGTACATCAGGAAACCATGGATTATCTCTGTAATTAAGCTCAACTATCTTAGCATTTTTAGGCGGATTAACTCTGAATCGTTCATTAGTGGCAGACTTCTTGCTCTCAGGATTCCATGTAACCCATACTTCTGAGTTATCTTCACGAACGGTTGGAATAAGTTTTAACCAAGCTATCTCGCTAACTGTCTCTGCCTCATCCACCCAAGCAAGTAACACTCTAGCTTTTGATTTAATAGAGTCTAGTGATTTGCGCAAACCTACAAACGTATAACTAATCTGCTTATCTCGTGAGCGAATGTAGTTGTCGCCTATTTCCCAATAATGAACTAACCAAGGATATATGTATTCACCTTCAGCGTTAACAGCCTGAATAGCTGATTTAATCTCTTCTAGTGATGAGTCTGCTAATGAGTTCATAAACTCACGTCCACAAACTATCTGTCCACTCTTACCATCTCGACCCCAAGTGTAACCTCTTATGGCAGTCATCAATGCAAAACTTCTAGTCTTGGCAGAACCACGCCCACCATAACTACATCTGTATCTAGCCTCACCTACAAATATAGGTTTGAGCTTAGGTGGCATATTAATCTGCGCTGTTACCTCTTTAGTCTCTGCCTTTACTTCTTCAGTCTGTGACATCTTCACCAAATGCAACAATCTCAATTTTAGTTGGCGCGCTGAATGAGCCATCACTTGATGTAATGTCTTGAGCTGTCTTAACAACTAAGCCATGATTAGAGCTTAATGCAAGCGTTGCAGTCTTCTCTTTAAACTCGCCTGTTAGCGACCCATTCATCAATCTTCTGCCCTGATGAGTCATTAAAGTCCGAACGATGTCGGAAAATTCTGGGTATTTATGCTCCCAATCATTAATTGTATCCCTATGAACGCCTAGCTCTATAGCTAATCCATCAATCATAGGTATCTCATCGCCTTTGGATTTATAGTTCTTAATATAGTCCTTAGACTTCTCTAGTATTTCGTCATTATATTTAGTTGGTCTTCCGCCTGGCATTAGTGTAACTCCTGTGTTTGTTCATTGTTCTTATTTAAAACATCAATAATTTCGTTGTGAACATCAAATACGTCCATCTCATCTGCCTCTGCCATTGAATAGAGTGCTGTGTAGTACATAGCTACTAGTGCATCTTTAGGTGTATCATTAAGTAACTCTTGTGCAAATCTAAATTCATCTGTGTCTTCGTAGTTTTCAATATCACTCATCTCTTTATTCCCATTGATTCATAATATAAGTCTTCAGGTCTTGGTAAGATAATCCCATACTCGCTTATAAACATATC